TTCCATACTTTAAACAATTGTCATCGTCTTCACGATGTACAATTGGTTTGATACATCAGCTTAGATTGTTCAAAAAATTCAACTTTTTAAAATTAAAATTATAAAGAGCGAATATCAGTCATGTAATTATAGAAATCCACGTTGTTTTTAACAACTGGAGCTCCCATGAATCTGAAAAATTGAAAATCTTCACCGACTGCTGTGTCATTGGATACAAAAATCGAAGGATCACTTTCTGCAGTTGTTGTCTCGACACTATTGCCGTTAAACGTTGCTAGAAAGGTACTAGGATAGCCACTGGCTATACCTAGATTTGCACCTCCTGTTGGTGTATCTGGTCCGGATGGTAAATTAGTACCACTATTAAAACCCAATTGCCATAAATTGGCATTGTAATATGGTGTCACAAATTCGAAACCGCCATTACTATCTAAATGATAATTTGCATTACCATATAGTGTATTGACGTTTAATCGTTTTGTGTCCAAAAAGTCTGTATTAGAGGTCATATCTCGGACTGTTAATGCTGGTGTTGTATACACGTCATCTCTAGTTTGTGCTAGAGTGACAGTGCAATAATCACCAGAATTACATTTGAAGTTTCCATGTGGCCGTAAACGGTGTTTCATGGAACCTCTCATTCCCAGAAAACCATATCTCAAGAACTCAAATAATGTTCTTGGATTGGTTTCTATAGGTGGTACATAACCACCTGTGTCTGGTTGCACAAATGTGCCATTTCCCGAATAGCCTGTACTGGCTTGCGGTAAAACTGTACCTTTGAATGACATATTAATCACTTCAGGTACTTCAGGATTCAGATTAGCTAAATAATAAACGGTTTGAAAACGTTTGAGTAAGGTTCTAAAAGAAATTATCTTCTCACCCATGTGATCATCGTGTATATGCTCATCTGAAGCTCCTGTTGGATTGATAACTACTACTTCCTCAGAAGGAATAACAGCTGATTCCGAAATAATTGTCGGATTTTCAGCTTGTCCTATCATTCTATTGTTAGGTAAGCCTGAAACAGAAGGTCTTGCATATTGCATATCTTCTGACCATGCATATACATTAACTTGTACATCTGCATCAGCAATTGGTTGTACCAATTGATTCAGAACTCTAACTTCTAGAATACCGTTAGCCGAAGCTGCGGTTCTGTTGTCAGTAAGTGGACTCAATCCTGGTAATAATCCTTGTGTAAAGAAATTATTACTATTTCCATATGGACGTACGGCGTCAGGATCAGCAGCATCTACTATTCCTTTCTTATTTGCAGGAGTAGGTAACAAACACCATGATCTGGTGGCTGCCCAATCTACTGCAATTGTAACTGTTTGTCCATTTTGGATATCTAAAATTACACTATTCTGTTGATTTAATGGAGCAGAATTTGTTTTAATCAATGTTTCATATTGATAAGTATTTGGTTCAAATCGAATCAATAACTTACCTCTGTGAAATCTTGAACAAACCACTTCAAAAGTGTAATTAATCGTTCCTCGCCAATATGAAAATGGTCTTGAGGAAAATGCTAAGGCACTATCTTGACAATAATTGTTAGTAGTACCTCCATTAGGTTGCTCAGCTTCTCTTACGTTGCGAGCTCCTATTAAAGCTATACCCATATTTGGATCTACTGTTGTGTTCCATAGAACATCAGTCATTGCTACATCAGCATCTGACCAATCAAATGTTCCTATGTAAGACTTGCGTGATGCAATATTCCCTATAACTAGTTCATCTACGTTCATTCCTCCTAATGAAGGATCAACTGATAACTCTATTTTAGGGTCTACTGCTAACATATACGCAGTCTCTTTAACATTTCCAACAGCTCCATTTTGAAAGGGCATATTCTTTACGAACATTGCTGGTTCTAATATCACTGGTTTTGAAAATCCAAAGAAATTAGACACAGCACCTAAACCTTTAAATACTGCTGAGGTAGCTTTCGCAAAATCACCTATAATAGGTACATCCGAAAGCATTCCTCCTACATTAGAAATTGCCGTTGCTACTTTCGTAACAGGGCCTGGATCGTTGTATTCCGTTTTGGTAACATTAGCTGCCACATCACTTGCCATTTCTGACATGTATGTGCCTAAGCCTTGTCCACCTGTGGAAACAGCTTCTCCACTTCTAACATCTGACATTACTTGACGTCCCATTTTGGACATGCCTCCTGAATCATATGCATCGCTATAGTTATTAATTCTATTAACGACTGCAGATTCAGCTGTAATATCAATATTGGTAGCTGTAATACAACCCAATTCAATTTCTTCGCACCAAGCGAATACATTGATTGAGACTGGATTTTCAGCAGCAGTAGTAGTATTAGCAAATCTAATTGGGTTTAGAGTTGAAATAATTAAAGCACCTGCCTCTTCCAAATCTGGAAAAGGTGTGCTATTTGTAATGACCAAACCATCATTAGCTGTTAGTCTATACTTAGTTTTATAAGATATAAACGGGCAACACATTTCCAAAGGCATGTTATCCTTCGGATCTATTGTTTTTGTCCCTGGGGCTTGTGATAAATAACAATTCATCATCCCCCTAACAGACTGATCTTGTCCTGTAAAACTATCATCTAGTAACAGTTTCAAAGATCTGTATGGTTGGTTATAATTAATGTAAGGTTGATAACTGAATAACAACCTTCCGTAATGGTAAGGGGTACCACTGATAGCTATTCTCAAATGTAAATTGCCTTTAAAATAAGCATAATTTGAAAGTTTAGCTCTAACAGATGGATCCCTAGACCATAAATCCCAAACATCTAATCTTTCGAAGAAATCTCCTTCGATATCTCCAGAATAGATTGAAATTGGGCGACGAAAATAATGATCCAATGAAAATTGGGTATTTCCTCCGTCTCTAATATCATGTAAGGTTTTACCTAACATGGATTGGTCGGCCTTTTCACCCATATGATCTTGTACATTTTCATTTGTTGTGTTAAGTACAGGATCTCCGGTATGAAAATCTCCCATGTTGCCTTCTTTAGCAGAAACTTTTTCTGATTCCTTGACAATTTGTCTAGCTTTAGCCCTATGATAAGGTTTAGCTTTCCTATATTGCTTGGTCTCGTTAAATTTATTTCTGTTATCGTAGACTTTCTGTAGTCTTACAGTTTTACTAACTCTGTCAGCATGCAAAAGTGCTGTTACTCTTTGTTTCCATTGAGTAGCAAGCGCACCATGTTTATATTCTGGCATCATTTGTAATTCCTGTAAATCCATAGAATTAATGATTTCGCTACTGGTGACAGCAGCGTCGGTTTGTGTTTGTTTTGTAGTATCCATATTTATATATATTGCTCAGATTGGCACTCTTCCGAAATGGTTTTACTCGTCTTTCACCCCTATATGTTCAATGACATCTTTTATTCCGGGCATCTCGGGAATTGGTTCGTATAGTTGGTTACGTATCGTTTCAAAATCTGGAAACGATGCTAAAATTAAGTATTGATCTCTCTCATATAACTCAGAAGCTCTTTTTGCAAACTTTAATCTAAGTTCAAAATATTCTTCTTGTGTATGATGAAAGAACAATTCTCTTAATGCTGAAGCACATGAATCAATCATTTGATCTTCAACATTCACCTCTCTAGATGGTAAGTAATAGCATATAGCTTTCATAATACTTTCCTTATCTAAAGGGGCTACCCAATGTCCTAAGTCTTCTCTAAATATAAAACTCCTTTTTAAAAAAGAAATTTCTTTAAATTCCAAAAATGGAACCATATCTAAAGTCTTAGCTGCATTGGTATAATCTAAACCGTAAATATCTCTACAAAAAGATTGATATGTACAGTTATTAAAAAATGATCTAACTGGTGTTTTAACAGCAGCGATCACATCATCTCCATAAATACAAGGTTTAACATTTGAGAAAAAATCCTCATTGCTTCCTCGCATGGAAATGAAAGCATACACTAACATAGATAATCCTCTTAATGAATTATCTTCAGCTGTGGCATATTTACCACTAGGCTGAAATGCTGGTGCTGCAAAAATATCTCCGGTCATAGCAACGGTTGGATATAAGTTATCGGATAAAATTCCTCTAACTACTTCCAAAGCATCGTCGTTATAGCCGAAATGTTTTAACACATTGTGCACTATTGTATTAGCAATTAAGCCAATATCATAAGGCATTGATGTGTCAAAACCGCCATAATCTCCTTCCATATAGGAATCAGAGAATGACTTCATAGTTGTGACTAATTCGTCAACATCTACACTATGCATATTTATACCTATTTCAGCTCCGAAAATACTCGAATACTGATTCATTAAAGTATAAAATGGCATTAAATACATACGATTCAAAATCGTAGCATCATATGGCGACATGCAAAAGACTCTCGTCTTAGCTATTCGACATTTTTCGAAAGAACGCGGCTCATCTTTTAATTGAGCTCCCAAAATTGGGCAAGCGTCTCTTCCATTTCTATATGCATGAACTTGTTCTAAAACCTGTTCTGTCACACAATCGTGAGGTAAATAGCTGTCCTTCTTGAAATCTAATTCAATTTGGTCAGACCATTTACGTTTAGGCCCTAAAAAGGACCATCCTCCTGATGTTGACGGCTTCATAGCTCGCATATAAAAATCCTTCGGGTGTCCGTTTTGCGCGACAGCCAAAGGTACTGGTGACAATCTTTTGATACCTTTTTTACTTAGTTCTTTAATCAAATGTCCGGTTATATAGTTAATTGTCTTTCCCATAATTTCCGGGTTCAAAGATTTCTTTACAACTCCTGCCTTTTTCACAAAATTATTAAAAGGTGCATAATATTTTTGTTCTCCATTTTCAATTCTTTTAACAGATGAAAAGGGTGGCGCTGCAAAGACTGGTTTTCCGTCTTCTCTGAAGCACGAAACTCCAGTTAATTCCTCAGCATGAGGAACGAACTTACTAGATCTTAAAGTTGATTTGCCTGGCTTGACTATTGGATAATCTTTGATTCCTCCAAATACTTCAAGTCCCGGTACTTTTTCAAAGTTCAACGGTGATCTGTCTTGAGGGCAACTGTTTAATTCTGGTGTCGTTTCCGGCATTCTCAGAATTCCTTCAGAATTTACTCTCAAACTTGTTGTTGGAAGACACTCTAAAGCATCTTCAACAGCATTTAAATTAATGTATTGTGCAAAACTCAGGTTTGATCCTGCGTCTCCAGCACAATGAATTCCCAGCAAAATAGATTGTCTATTTACTGTAGCAACTAAAGGAGTTCCACATGAACCTTGTTCATGTTTGTCCCAACTGTATGAAATACAATTAGAGACTTCTAAATCTCCTGCAGTTGATGTAATTTGGCCATATTTAATAGCCGTTGTTGTATGTCCACCAATTTTAGCGTTAACTCCATATCCTAAGGAATTATAAGCTTTTTGATCTGGACATAAATATTTACGAATATTGTGGAACTTTAATCCACGCAATCTTATCAAAACTAAATCAGTTTTATCATCATCATTTTTGATGGTTGAAAATTCTGATTCAGAAATGCGTATATTATGTTGGCCCACACCCGGACTAACACAAGTTGTTAATTCACATTTACTACCTATTACTTTTAAAGTATGTCTATTAATAACAGCAAAATCTTCAAATAAACCCAAAATATGAGTTTTCTGAGTGGATTTACCATTAGTAATGTAACACATGCGAACATTTTTACAAATTGCTTTGTTAACATTCACTAAGCTATTGTCAGTACATTGATTAACCATTGTAAACGGCACTGGTCGGGGTTTATCCCAATCAATACCATTCATTGGTTTTGTACGTGGTTCTGGCATTTCACAAGCAGTACTTTCCTCTAGTTTTTGTACATCTTCTTGTATACTACTAGGGGTGTGTTCTTTATGTGTTTGCAATACTTGTCCTTCTTGCTCTTTTGGCCTTTCCTCCATACTTTGTTTTAAATTAGCGTTTTGTTTTTTAACATCCAAAGCGTATTTAAACATGAAGGCAGTAGTCAAAATTGACATGAAAGTAATTGCAAATTTTATACATTTCTTATACTTAAACAATTTTGTTGATTTAGAAACAACTAATTGGTTTGAGGAATATCCCCAAATATCTAAAAGAGACCAAAGGTGACTTTTAATTAAAGCATCGTAATGCTCAATTCTCATTTCTGATCCATAAGTAATTGCTAATTGTCTCATAATTCCATTATTTCCTAAATACAAACAAGTTGTAAGGCAAATAACAAAATATTTCATTGATACAAGTATAAATATATTTATAAATACTTTTAGAGTATAAAAAACTCTATGTAAAAATATATCAAATTGCGGCCACACTACGTGCAGCAAATGCAACCAAAAACATTTCGCTAGACCTAACCAAAATAGGTAGTCTTTGTAATGAAATGTGATTGCACTTTCGTTGACAATGTCAACTGGAGGCATATATGTTTCTTCAAATGATTTTGCAATATCTGAAGTCATATTTACTCTCTGAGATTGTTGATTAATGTGTTCTGTCATGTCTGTTCTAAAATAGTCTGACAATTCATAAATATCACATTTCCTTTCAATAATATGAATATTAGATTTCTTATTATTTTCAGGTTCTAATCTCTTAATTTCAAATTCCCAACGATCTAACGCTGGTGTATTTGAAGCCAAAGCTTTCGCTTGGTCTAATCTGCATGAATCTGTCTTGATAAATTCCTTTTTAACTGTAGGAGTGACGTATACAATACGTCTCCTAACAGCTGCAGGATTGTTTACCAAAACATCTAAATTCATACGTTCATCATTACAATCCATGAGAATTAACTCAGGCATTGCAAATACAGTTCCTTTTGACTCAACATCAGCCATATTACATGAATATGGTTGATTATCACAAACGGATAACCATTCGCTCATGACTGAATCTCCAGATTTCGCTGCAATATCTCTATGCAACGAACCTGGTTCTGAATAATGAATTATTGGTTGTGAATCAGGATGATAACCTGACCAATAATCTTCAGTAGCTTGTCTATGATATACATGTGATTCATGGTAATTTCTGCCTTTAACAGCAGAAAAAATCATGCCAAATACATCAATCAACAAACCTTTACCAATACCTGGCATACCTGTTATGCATACAGCATAAGGCATAGGTCTGGCTTCTGAATTCATTTGATTAATGAAAGAATTACGAATCAATGAAATTGATCTGTATGATCTCTCGACTAATCGTTTTGAAGCACTACCTTTCGGTAAGTTCTTCATAAGAGTTGCTCCATCTTCTGCAACAGCTCTAGCTTTGTAGAGATATTCTCTACGACACATTTTTCCATCAACTGGAACTCCTGGATATGTCATATCTTTTAAGAGTTCTAATTCTGAAACTGTGTCACAAAATTGTGCAACTGGATCTGCGCTTCCAAATACTTCGGAAAACGTAGAACCATTTAGCGCTTGCTCTGAAAGATTAACCATTGAAATGGTTGCTTTCAAAGTAACTTCGGCCATTTCCACCATGGAACAAGCCTTTGCTGGTCCAATATGTTTAATTAGAGATTTTGAAACATCTCTATTAAACAAATTGTAACCTACTAAACTTAGAATAAAATCTCTAAGTGAAGTAACTAAATCAGATGACATAATAACAGTCAATCTGGTTCTAATTTGTTCTAATGTACTTTTGACTCTACTAGATTCTGATCTAATGATCGTCTTCTTAATATCGTCATAAGTATTTTTAGAAAATTGTTTGATATCTTTCCACCAATCTTCTGAATCACCTTTAAAAAACTTCATCCAAAGTTTCATATATGGTGTTTTTAAAATTTGATCGTACAAGATATTAACTTGTTTAAATAAGAATTTGCTGAAATCTGTAAAATTCTGTACGAATTTTTCAGTTCCAACAACTCTTTCAGTGTAATCGATAATCGTAATTATCATATCAGTCATAGTTTCTGATCTGTAAATATCATGATAAAATCGAATAATGATATAACCTTGAGTTAATTTCTCATTGTCAATATCCTTAAACAAATCTACATAATAATTAAACATATCTGAAAAGATTTCAAGAGGAGAAGGCTCCTCAAGTTGCACAGAAGCATAAGCCTCTGATGGGATAGAATCGTTAGATTCTGATACAATTTGTTTTTGAACGTTATTTGTATTACTGTTCTTGGTAATATTAAAGTTTTGAAGATCCATATTGTTATTGCTCACATTGGCTGTCTTCTTGGAAGGTTATTCTCGTATTGCACCCCTAATATGCTCAATGGCATCTAGAAGTATTAGTCTGATTATGTGTCTTAATTGACATTCGTTGACTAAACAATTATAAGAGTACTAATCCATTATATAACTATATTCTGTTCGTTGAATCCTCTAGTATATATAAATAGTCTCTTATAAGGACAATCACGCGACTGGATCTTCGATCAATCCACTAATACTATAAAATATTGCGGGCTTCCAAGGTATTTAAGTTAAATTGGTTCAACATTTAAAGTCTGTAAAGACTATGTAAGATTACAATCAAGTTGTAAAATAGAAATCGTTATAAACATTAATAGTTTAAAGTGATTAAATAATCGCACTAAAAAGTGTGTACATAAATTTAATGCGTTAATGACGTGCGCATATAATCATCTGATATAATAATATCTAAATATATAAGGTCTATTCCTGCTTTTGCGAAATTGAAGA